TACCCCACTGACGAGAACCAAACCAGAAAGCAATGATTCCTGACAGCAAAGCCATTTCATCTTCAGAGAAGATAACATCCGTAGCTGCGATAAACTGCTCTACAGACATACTGCCGAGGCCACCCTGCAATAGGAAGTAGGTAAGCCCCATATTGATTAAGACCAATTCGAGCACAAAGATAAAGGTCACTGCTGGCCTTACGATGCCATTCAGATTAACAACCCACGATGACGCACGAGCCATAATAGCCTTGTCGTGCTCCAGAGCAGCCCCCTGGCGCTCTGCATCGGTCTGTAGGGCAATCTGGTCAGTCCTGATCTCTTCGACCTTCTGCTGGGCTATAAAGCCCCTCTCAGCCAATGCCAGTTCACGCTCAGTCTGCATCTGGGCTAGTTTAAGTTCTTGTGCTTTGTCTGCCCTGTCTTGGAAGAAGTTCAGGACCTGTGGCAGTCCAGAGGCAAAGAAGCCAATAGCGGAGGAGATTAGTGATAGCATAGGGTTCCTTAGGGTTTATAACCGACTACATAGGCAAAACTAACAATCAACAAAGCAGCACTAAAGCAGTACCACTTGAGCATTGCCAGCTTGTGTAAGTCTCTGCCGTACTCATCAGTCAGGTTCTTATTATCTTTTAGTATGCGCTCTTTAATGACTTCTATCTCAGCCCAAGCAGCAGGGCCGTGCTTTTCGATGATGTCATTCTTGAGTTCTTCTTCTATCTTCTTAATTTCATAGACTCCACGCCATTCTTCAACGGCAGAAAAGACGGAGGTATCCTTTGGCCTGTTTAACTGCTTCTTGCGGAAGGCGGCTCTGGCCTGCACCTCAGACTTACCAAGTTCTTGGATGTCCTTAGTGACTGACTCCAGTTCCTTGCCAACAGCCAAAGCCTCTTTGATGCCAGCGACCGCAGCCTTGGCAACTTGAGTGACTGGTTCGCTCATGTTACTGACCTACTTCTGCTTCTAACCGCTGTAACTCTTCTTTCTCTGCATCTGTTAAGCCAACTGGTTGTGCCTTCTGTTCAGACTGAGCAGTCAGGTCTTCACCAGTTATACCGGCACGTTCAAAAGCCCCTGTAGCCTTTAGGAACAGATTCTTACCTATAGGCGTACCAGCCTGCTGAGACTTAATAATCCCCAAGGCGGCGTTGGTAGCTTCAGGTGATGTTGCTGCTTTAGCCCAAAACCGAGGACCAAGAAGAATAGTACCTCCAAGCAAAGCAGTCTTGACTGGATTATCAGCGGCAACACCCCTTGCTTCATCACTGAGCACTAAAGCACCTACTGATCCGAGAGCACCAAGGGTCTGTGCTTGTTGTGCAGCGAAGAACAGCGGAGCCGTAGCACTAGGCTGTACTTCTGATAGTCGAGCAGCTTCTAAAAGGGTTTTAACACGTCCTTGCACTTCTTTTGGCAATACTGCTTCAAATGTACGTCGAACTGCCTCATCGTTCTTAATCTTATCGCCTAAACTAGCAAAAGAATTATCAGACTTCAGAAGATTCTCAAGATACCCACGCTGCACTGACTCTAGTGTTTGCTGAACATTTAGTTTAGGATTTAACTGTTTTGCTCGTCCTAAGGCCTGTTTTGCTTCATTCCAAGCAGTTACATTCCCGCTTTGGAATATGTTTTTACCAACAAACTCTGGATCTTTATTAAGTAACTTAGAAGCAGTATCTGAATATAAGTCTTGAATACTGTCACGATAAAACTTAGAATAGAACTTATATTGCTGTGCAAGATTACCAGACTGTTCTTCTACTAATCTTCCCTCAAATGGGATAGCAGTGCCTGCAAACTTAGAACCAGCAATGTCCATCTGCTTTTCTATGTCACTTACTAATTTACTTAACCGAAAGACCGTCTTAGAATCTGGCTCTGATGACCTTTTCAGATCACGAAGAGTTGTTTTTAATGACGATGCTATATCATGTGCCTGAGCAAACCCAATGTTATCAGGCAACACATTGATTGCTTCGATGTATCCACGCTCTTTGGAACCCAGTGTTAAACCACCAAGGGCATCGGCAGATTGTAAAACTTTTGTGGCATCTCCTTTGATACTAGAAAGAGATACAGGTTGTTGTGCAATCGCAGGAGCCTTATCTAGAGCCTCATAAAAAGGCCTAGTCAGGCTTTTAAGAGCATCATCGCCCTGCTGAATGGCGGTTGCAAACTCTGTTCCTGTCTGTAAACTGTCATAGACACGAGTAGAAACCTCGTCTAAAACCTTAGTTTTGGCAGTAGCAATAGCCTCAACATTCTTTTCAGCGGCTTTCTCAAATACCGGCTTACCTGTAAAAGACCCTCTAGCCAGTGACTCTTTAAACCCTGCCCAAGAGTCTTTAGTAGCTTGAAAAGGCGTGAGTGTGCCGTCCCCCGACTGTAAGAGCTTTTGTGCAGCCACAACAGCATCTTCTGGCGGTGTTCCAGCGAATCTTTTAGATAAGGCATCTTTTGTAATCTGAAATGCTCTACCGCCAGCACTAAATACAAGATTGCCTATACCGTCATACGCTGCTTGCTCAATACCGCCACGAAGAATACCTAAAGTTGACCGAACAGATGGTGTAATACCCTCGATACCCATCTTTGCCGCTTCTCCAGTAGCCCCGCCTAAGCCAGCACCAATCATGCTACGAATAGCAGCAGATCCCAGAGCAGATCCATATTCAGCACCAGGAGCACTTCTTGTTAGCAAGCCCCCAGCAACACCACCAAGCATACCACCCATTGCCGGTAAGTTTTCTATAGTTGCTTGTTTTAGTTCTTCTGTGATTGTTCTTGGTCTATCGCTTCTGACCATAACAGAACCACCAAGTTCTGACTCCAGCCTTGTTAACTCTTCTTGCTCTTGAGTTGTTAACGCCATTACTGGCCTCCTTGTTTTTTCCGCAACTCACTTATCCGTTTTTGTTTGGCTTCACGCTCATTAATTTGTCTTGTAGCTTCTGTTATTGCTGTTTTTCTGTTTTGAACAAAGTTGAACTTATTCAAATCACCGCCGTCAGAAACATATTTTTGAGCAGCCTGATTCTCAATATCAGCAGCTAAAGCATCAGTACGGAGACGTTTAGTCACAGTACGAAGAGTATTTACAGTAAAGTTACCAGTTCCAATAGCCTCCCGTAAGAACGCCAATTCCTTCTCAGACAATGCGCCAGGAAGACTACGAGCCTGCCCTTGTGCTAACTGAGCAAGTAACTGTTTTAACTGCTCTGTTTCAGAAGTTCCAGTAACAGTTACTCCAAAAGCCTCTGCAATCTGACCAACACGCAACTTAGCATCTGATCCAAATCCAGTGAATGAGGTGTTCAATACACGGTCAATAGCGTCTGCCGTTTGAATTGTTTTAGCACCCTGTAAAGCAGATTCTTCAACCTTACCAAGTTGTGTGGCTTTTCCTGGCAAGACTGCTTTCTCTGTTGGTGTTTGAGCAGCCCCAGCAGCGGCTGTTTTAATCCTTCGTGCTTCGATGAGGTTATTAATTGCTCTTGCCTCATTAAGATTATAATCGTCAAGATTTGCTCTAGCACCAAAACCAAGTTCTACTGCTGCCTGTGCAAAATCAGAAGACGGTTTGATATTTTTTTCACGATCAGGAGCAGTATAGACAACCTCGTTTTTTTCATTTAGCACAGTAGCGCCTGGAGCAACTACAGTACGTTTAGGCTCTGGTGTTAACTTTCTAATTCTATCAATAGTGATCTCTGCCTGCTCAGGCAATCCCGCTTGCTGAAAAGACTGAGCTAAGCGGCCCAACCTCTCAAGATACTCTGTAGGCTTAGTTGGATCAGCATCAGCCATTACTTGATTATAGATATTATTGACCTTTCCAACACGAGTCTGCTCTTCTGACTCTGGAGCCAGATACTGACCAAACAAAGTTCCTAATGCAGCGCCCATACGAGCCTGTGGTGTCTGTTGTGCAGACAAGAACCTATCTAGCCCTGCCTGCTGTTCTGCACGCCTCTGTACAGGATCAAACCCGTATAAACTTGTTAAAAGACCACGTTGTGCTGTTGTTGCCATTCTTTATCTCCTAAACAGGTTTACCGCCGCCAGCGGATCTAGATGCACCGGCAATTAATGACGACAGGAAATCCAGATTTGCTTGGTTAGCCGCTTGTGTACCTTGGAATCTAGTCTGTGCAGCTTGTGTTAGACCAGCACTCAATAAGTTAGCGCCAGCAGAAGCCCCAGGCTGTGCAGCACCACCAACAGCCAATCCAAGTTGGAACGGTTGCTGACCAAGCTCTTCAATGGTCTGTGCAGTTCCAAGATAGGACTGAAGAGGTCCAAGAGCCTGTGTTTGTAAGCCAAGACCAGTACCAAACAGCCCAGTGCCGAAACCTACCTGCTCTCTTGCTAACTGTTCTGCTGCTAAGGCATCAGCGGCTCTTTGCTCTTCTCTAGCACGACCAAGACTATATAATTCTGGCTGACCAATATCGCCAATGTTGAGGCCTGCACGACCACGACCAAACACAGAAGATGCTAATCGCTGTTCTTCTTGTAGTCTAGAAGGTTGTCTTACCGCCTCTAATTGATTAAAGATTCGTTGCTGTGCTTGTTGTGGAGAATCAGCAATGTATTGACTACCAAGATTAAATAATCTTTGAGCAAATGGCCCAGCAGCCTCTACTTGCTCTAAACCTCCTCCTTGGGCAAATCCAAATAACCTGTCTTGAATTTCCCTAAGTTCTGGAGAGACGGTATATCCAGCAGAAGTCACACGAGGAACGCCACCAACATCCCCCATGCCAAATTGAGAACTACCAAATCTAGTAGTGATTCCAACAGGTCTAAATGCCGAAACCTGAGCACCTAATCTAGCAGCTTCGGCTGTCTCCCCCGCCGCAGTGTTTGCGGCTTGTCTAGTAGAACTAGCGCCCGTAAATGGATCAAGAATACTGCCAACAAATTTACCCATGTTTAACTCCTGATATAAATCTTATATGTTTGACCATCATTGCCTACAGCCTCTTGTAGAAAAGAAAAACCTATTGTTTTACCAAACCTGCCAAGTTTGTCATTATCTACTAAGCCGTATAAGGGAGCACTGAGTAGTGACTGCAACTGATTTAATTCTTTAAGATATTGTTTCTTTATCTTTGATGACCACTTATACACGTCTGTGTGTAACCAATGAACATCATTAAAATACTCAAGAAAGATTGTGTAATCTTTTCTATTTATTACTGGTACCTTCATCAGGCCTTCATAATGTATGCAAGTGCATAGTACGGTGGCAGGTTAGCGTTAGTGCCTGAAGAGCCTGCCGAGGCAACTGTAATAGTGTGCGTATGTGAACCAGCACTTGCTATACCAGTGCTCTTAAGAGCGTCTACATACTGCGATGGACCACCACTGGAAACAGTGTAGAACTTATCTGCACCGTAGATTGTGTAACCATCAGACTTGGTACCAACAACATCGTGATTGTGTGTACCATCACTAGCTGTAGTTGCAGTGTGTGTATGGCTTACAGCGATAGCGTTAGCGGAACCACCAGTGTCAGCAACAGCGTATGTAGAGCCAGCACCGACAACAAACCTATCTCTTAGGTCAGGAGTACCATTAGAGCCGTTACAGAGATACCAACCAGATGGAACAGAGGCAACAGAGCCTGACCAGATAATGATACCACCACTAGGAAATGCTGCTGCTACCGCCGTAGCAACAAAGGCTGTAGAGGCAATCTGAGTAGTGCTGGTGCCCGATGAAGCTGTAGGCGTTAATGGCGTACCTGTTAAGGTAGGGCTGTTGCTGTCTGCCTTGGATGATATAGCAGAGGCAATGGCGGTGTATTCTGCATCAATCTCAGTGCCCTTGATAACCTTTGCTGGGTTACCAGTGCTAAGGCTGTCTTTAGCTGCAAAGTTAGTTGCTTTCGTGTAATTACTCATACTGTTTTCCCTTGTGCGACATAAACATCGATTTTCTGAATAGAAAGAGGATCACCATTTAATTCTGCTTCTAAGCCCAACTGTAGAACAGCCCCGGTACCGCCTGCATTGATCTGGAACTGGTCTAGGACCACACCATTGGAGAACTCAGCAATGTTGTATTCCCCGACATTATACTCGTAAACTACGCCGGTGTCAAGTAATTTCGTCTCACTATTGTAATTTTCTTTGTAATCAAAGCCCCATTTGATGGCTACAGCGTCACCAGAACCGCCAATAACCACAAATCCTATCTTTTTAAGGACTTTTAAGGCTGTTGGGCTACCAAAGTCAAAGTAGTTGGTGTAATACTGTAGACGATAGGTAGAGGCGTTATCTAGGTGTCCATAATATTTACCAATATACCCAGGCTTGCCTAACAGCAGTTCCTTAGACTGATTGACAAACAAGGCCTTTGGATCAAGGCTATCCCATATAGTGACACGAGCAGAGCCGTCCTGAAGAGCACCCCGCATATCAAAGCAGTAAGTAACCTTAGTTGCTGGCAGGGTAAGCAAGTAAAAGGCATCCCGGTCATAGTAGACAGACTTAATAGTGCTGGCTGTCTCTGAAGCCACAGCGGCAATGAGATCATCACGGACGTTCTTGGACATATCCCGCATAGGAAGGGACTTCTCTTGGATGACCCGCTGGAGACTACGCACACCAGAGTCAGATAAGAATACAATATCTGTGCCTGTGTTCTGCACAGAGTCCCTAGCAATACAGCCCACATTGGGGATGAAGTCTGCTAAAGCCAAGGAAGTGACATCTATGGGGTTGCTGTAGATAGCAATGTTGTTCCTACCAAAGATGATTAGGAAGCCGTTGTGGGCCGCTAGAGCGATAATCTGGTCATTATTGGGGAACACAGAATTGATCGATAGAGAGCCTGAGTCGCCACCTTGGAAGTCAGAGCCATCCAAGAGCCTGCTAAAGTACACAGTCTGCCTATCACCAACAAGGTCTGCCATCCAGATACGACCATAGGCAGCTAAGGCACAGTTAGGCTTAAAGTCTGCTATGGAATATCCTGTGGGCAACGTACCAATGTCGCCTAACTGCTGAAAGCCAAAGGAGCCAGAATGTGAGTGTGGGTCAGCAATAGTGGTTACTGTGCTAGTCAGAGCATCAGCAACAGTATAGCCTGTACCGGCTGTAGAGACTGTTACAGTGGCAACGCCGGTACCACTCAGGGTTGCTACCGTTAGTTTAGCGTTAGATCCTGTACCGCCTGCTAAGGTCAGAATATCGCCTACATTGTAGCCAGAGCCAGCAGCAGTGACCGTTACAGTCGCTATTGGACCAGTACCGCCACCACCACTAATCGTAGCCACAGAGAAGGTAGCACCAGTGCCTGGAGTAGGCAGGTTGTGGAAGACCAGTACAGGGTGTCCTGTCTGTACCATATAAGCATGGGAGATAGCGTCAGCACCGTCACCATAGGGCAAAGCCGCAGCTTGCCAGTTATTGCCTGTTATCGTGTAGGACACATTAGCAGTATTGGCCTGTGTTCTGACAGTCTTGGTGGTCATGGTTGTGGTGCCAGTAAACAGTTTATTGTTACCGGCACTGATGGTCTGGTTTCCACCAACGTCAATCATCTCAAATATAAACTCTACAGGGTTAGAAGAACCTAAGTCTGTGTTGACTGCTGAGTTTACAGGAGTCCAGCCACGCCTTGCGCCAATACGACCATACCTATCAATAACACAGTTCTGTGCCTTCAGAGCATATCCTGAAGACAACTGAATACTGCTTTCTTGCGTGTTTAGGCCTAGAAAGCCTGGAGCAGCAATAGTAGCGGTCTGTATTCTTTTCATTAAATCGAACCCCAGATGAGTTCTTCAGGATAGCGGTTAGCCTCAGCAGCTATGTGGTCTGACAGAGACTGGCGATAGAGTTCATAAGCCTCAACACTGTTTACTCCGTTATCCTCGCCACGCTCATTC